GTTATACCTAAAGAGAAACCTCACTTAGGTGAGTATCTTGAGAAGATGTCCTCTGTACAAGAGGATCCTGATCCCGACTTCGTAAATTTTGCTTTGAAGTTGGTGAGAAAGTTGTTCCGACCTGGTTGGGACCGTTCCTATCAAGATGCCTGCCTATCATGTTCGCTTCCGGTTTCCGCTGCTGCGGAAGGCGGTCGTCGTAACGGTGGTTGCAGAGGGTTACAGAAGATGGCATGGGAGAATCGCAGTGAATTCTGTGAGTATGTCTTGAAATCTACTGTATCAGCAACTCGTGGGGTTTCTAGAGTACAAGCTATAGAGACGGGTGGTAAGTGGCGGATCATTTCGATACCTCCTCTGGTTGACAATGCTCTCCGTCCGCTTCACAAAGCTATGTACTCGCACTTGTCCAGGTTTGATTGGCTTCTGCGAGGGGATGCAAAATCGAGTCGATTCAAAGACTTTCGTCCCGTACCCGGCGAGGTCTTTGTGAGTGGTGATTACGAAAGTGCCACTGACAATTTAAACTCGACCCTTCAGAAGCTTATCTTAGCCGAGCTGTTAGAACGTAGCTGGAGTATTCCAGAGGGTATTAAAGATCACGTTCTACAGACTTATCAATCTACTCTAGTTGATGAGTCTGGCCGTTCCTTTGTACAAAGGAGAGGGCAGCTTATGGGCCAACTAACCTCATTTCCTATGCTTTGCCTGGTAAACTACATTACGTTTCGGTATGCGGTGCGTCGTGACGGTGTTCCCGTCCGCATCAATGGCGATGATATTGTCTTTCGCAGTACACCCGAGGAATATAAAACTTGGGAACGTCTTGTAGCTAAAGGCGGGTTGACTTTGAGTTTAGGGAAAACCATGGTGCATTCGCGTGCATTCACCCTAAACTCGACTCCTTTCTGGGGTTCTCCCTCCGGGGGGAGGGTCGTCGGGTTTCTTAGGCCTTCGGCCTTGTTTCCAGGTGACAAGTTGACCAAACAGATTGATTCGATGAGAGATCGGTTTTTCTCATCGTGCTCTGGGTA